ACCGAGAACTGCTCTCAGACATTTTATCTTCAGCTTTTTCCCAGAACTTGAGCTTTTCGCTTATCCACTCAACCTTGTCAGAAATCCAACTCTTTAGCCCATTCCATATGTTCATTAGTCCATCCCACATGTAGTTAAATATATCCTCACCTATCTGTGTCAACTTATCAGGTATCCATCCACTTATACCCTCCCAGAAACCTTGGAATAGTTGTTTTATGCCGTCCCAAGCCATGGACCAATCACCCGAGAATACACCTGTTATGAACTTGATAAGTCCATTTAGTACATCGGTGAATCCATCTATTGTTGTGTGTATTGCCTTCATTACCCATTCAAAGTTGCTCCAGAATTCGCCTACAAAATAGTCCTTCAATGGCTTTAGTACATTGTCATGGAAGAACTTGAACACTTCAATTACTACCCAAATAACAGGCTTAAACACAGCAATCAGAAAGTCTCCAAAAGGCTTAAACACATTTTTCCACAGTTGAGTTATTATTGTCCAAACCAGCTTGATTGCACTCTTAAACGTCGTAATAAAGAATGTTGCAAGTGGTTCTAGTATGTTCTCGTACAGTGATTTGACCACATCGCCCAAGGTTTCAAATACAGGAATAATCGAATCCCTCATAGGCTTAGTCCCATCCACAAACGCGTCGAACATCTCTTTAGCCCTGTCCATTGCTCCAGAGGTTCGTTCTGCTAGCCACTCTATAACTTCCGTCAACTTCTCTATTGCCAAGATAACTATATCACCAGTCCACTTACCTAACGGTACTAAGAACTCGTCATACAACCATTGGAATGCTTCCATTCCATTCTCTATTTTAGCACCTAGCCAGTCCAATGCAGCTGCTAGCAAATCTAGCAATGCTGGTACTGCACTATTAAGAACCCATGTACTTAACGGTACCATGAAGTTGTCCCAGAACCATACTAATCCCTCACCAATTTTTGAAGCGAATGGTACAAGTGAATCGTATAGATTTCTTGCATGCGATGCCAGGTTCTCCCAGTCAACATCCTCTTGGAGTGCCTTAAATGCGTTCGCTAACATCGTTGGTATGGTTTGGAATATTGGTGCCCAATCTAAGAACACATCACCTAATCGGTCAAGTACCTTTGGTACTCCTGCTATTGCTGAGGCTATGGCCTCATCACTGAATATGTTCGAGAACACCTCTTTAAGCGGTTCAAACACTATGTTGATGGACTTCCAAATCGACGAGCCTAATTCCCCCAAGGAGTCAGTTATGCCTGACCAGTTTGTGAATACAGCGTCGATAGACTTCTTCCACTGGGGAAGTCTTTCTAACAAGTTGTCCTCAAAAGTCTGAGGGTCCCAACCTAGTAACGTTCCATCATCTGCACGTTTATATCCTAGAAAATCTAACACAGCATCTCGGACTCTGTTAGCTTTCATCTCAACCTTCTCAAAGTTCAACTCCATGTCTTGTATAGCTTTCAAAATTGCTGGGTCCATTGTCTCTAATGAGCCATCTACTCCTGCTACTTGATTAGGAGTGTTATCCTTTATAATATTCAACTCATCGAAAGGAGCCAGCATTTGTTTTAGTTTCTTTGTAGCCTCATCAGCTGCTCCACCTACACCAGCTATTTGATGTTCCATCTCTTCAGCACCAGACACCCCACCACCAAACTCTATGGGTTCAAATCCTGCCAAAGCTGCTAGGAACGTAAGCATAGTTCTCAAAGCCATGATGACACCGTTTATGTATGGTAGAACCTGCTTTAGTGGAATTAAGAAGAAGTTACCTATTGCTCTTCCCAATTGCCTAAACTGTTCGCTCATTATCTTCAACTGGTTAGCTGGAGATTCTATAGTTTTAGCAAAGTCCCCCGAAGCCTTACTTACCTGTCTCAGCATTGTCAAGTATCGTAGACCCTGCCTATTTGCCTCATTCATAGTAGCCACGTTGCCATCCAATCCTAATTCTAAAGCAGTTGTACGTAATGTTGCTATTCTTATGTCTATACCATACTTTCTAACTGCACGAGTCATTCCCTGCATACCTGAGGAGAAGTTCTCCATTACTGTTTCTATAGGCATATTGAAAAGGGAAGCAACGTCTATTGCAGCTTTAGTCAGTCCCAAGGACATTCTCTCGGATGCAACTGCTGGTGCATCTATAGCATCTGAGAGTTGGTAGAAGTTTCCTGCGTATCGCATTATCGATGATGGGTCCATTCCATACAATTCTTGAACCGTGCTAACAAACTCTTTACCTGCTTCAATAGAATCTTCCATTGCTACAGTAAACAGGTTTAAGTTCTCAACGTACGAAACACTCTCTTTGACGGAGTCGGCTAACGTATCAGCCAACTTAACACCAGCTAAAATCTCAAAAGCTCTCTTAACTAGTCCAACTCCCGTAGATAGTGCTTTCATCGATTTCGCGAGCCCGTTGATGGACTTGTCTATCGACGCAGTCGTCCGGTTGGATTTTTTAACCGTTTTGTCGAATCCATCGAGAGACTTTGTTGCAGCTTTTGCTGCATTCTTCAACGACTCGGCATTACCAAGAAACGTGTACATTATATCATTATTTGTTATTGTTCTCACCTCCTGCCTTTAGCTTTTGCTTGAGCTTTTTTGAATCGTCTCTCCCGTGCTAGGAAAGCATCCACATCTACATCAGGTGCTCGATTTCCTGAACCGCCGTTTCGAGCTCTCTCCATTTGTGCGAGAATCGTTTTTACAGGTTTCTTCCTGCCCATACCTGAATAGTATCCAGCCCAGTAACCAGTTAACACTGCTAACTTTTCGGATTCGTGGATAGCCTCATCGTGACCAGCTGTCATAGCGTCGAAGTCGTTAAACGTAAAGTCTAGTAGTTGAGTCGGTAGCACCCCACACTTGAAACCTTCTCTAAACAAGTCCTGCCAAGTGATAAGCGTGGGGCCTGTTAGTTTCCCTTTTCATCGCCTTCATTTTTGGCTGCTTCCTGCTCTTTTGCTCTTTCGATAAAGTCCTCACCGAGGATTTTACCAGTAATATCGTTCAACAACTCAAGAACTTCGCCTGCTGTACTGTTGTCAAGCATGTAGTCTAGAAAGTTTGCCCACTTCAGGTCTGTCTTAGCTTCCTCAACATTCTTTATTGCGAAAGCAAGGTATATAATTTTTATCTGTTGCTCGATTGTCATCTCTGGAATACTTTGGAATACTTCCATATATGATTTGTGATTGTGCTCTCCCTGAGCTTTGTATGCAACTCTCAGTGTTGCTGCCAATTCGTACTCTGTACCATTAATTGTTAAAGTTAACATAATATCCTCCCATTATTTTAAAGTTAAAGAGGAGGAGGCTCTACCTCCTCCCTTGTTTTATACTGTTGGTATTGTAGCTACTAACGCTCCAGAACCCGCTAATTCGCAAGTTAATCCTATTTTGTCGTCGGGTGCTGCGGATATGTTGAAGCTCTGAACATATGCCTGTCCTTCGAAGTAAGTATCATCATCCAGATACGTTCCTATTGTAAGGGCTTCCCCAGACTCGAACGCATCGTATAGAACCTCCTGTTGGCCGCCATTCGCTAAAGCTACTGTACCATCTATTGATGCTGACCAGTCCTTTATGGCTGGGACTTTTTCCTTGTACTCCATGCCGAATGCGAGTATTTCGATTATATCTTTATCAAGAGTTAAGTCCACTCCTGAGACATATCCTATTACCTCTGCTTCTGCGTTTGCTCCAATCTTTACACTAGCGGTAAGACCGGTGAAAGGTTTTTCTGCCAATTAAATCACTCCTTTATCATAATTTTATAAGTTACCTGAAAATCGTGCATTTTTTGGTCATCTCGACCAATATAGATTGTAGGGGTTGTAACGAGTATGCCGAGTATGTTATCCGAACGATATCCATCTAGAATGGCCCTACATGAAGCTAACCACTGCTTAGCAGTTGAGTACGACTCGCTCCTGGCCACCACAATTATGTACGGTCTGTTTATAGTAGTAGTCATTCCTAAGTACCTGGTAGCTTCCTCCCCCTCACCTAGTTTTACAGAAATGCCTTCTGCATCCAAGCTGGGGAAATCACCTACAACCACTTTCGCTTCCGAAGATAGTAGTCCTTGAACTACTTCAGCTATATTCTCCATTACTTCCCTCCTGGAGGCTTAATTTCTTTTTCAAACCTCGCTCTCAATCTCCTTATAGTTCTATTGTAAGGGTCTAACAAATAGTGCGATTTACCCTTGGAGTGCTTAAAGTATATATTCTCATGCTGCAAAGCTGCGTAGTTGAATCCTGTTCGAACGTCTCTTGCTGATGCTGAAATGTTCAATGAAGGACCTCTTTTTGTCCTCGACACTGATGTGTTTACCGACCTTTCAAGTCTACCAGTATCTCTGGGTGTTTCCTTCTTAGCCTGATTCTTTAGGTACCTTGCCTCTTGTTTCAGAATCGAATATGGTTTCCTGTCGACGTCCCTTAGAAATCTCCTCAACTCCTCTTTAGCCCGTCGTATGCTATTAAGGTTCGTTGCAGGAGAACCCTTGCTCATGTTATACTCCTGTAACCCTCAGCTTTTCCGAATTCATTTGTGTATTCTTCAACTGAGAGGATTACTTTGTCGTCTAACTTATCGTTTAGTCCAATCTCTACAGTAGTGTAGTACTGATTAGAGCTCTTTATCATTGCTCCGTTTGGTCCTTCCACATCTCTTACATACTTCTCTCTACGACACTTAATGACTGTAGGTTCGTCGTACTCGAGTTCACCGTACACATTCATTACAGGCTCTCCGAGTGAGTTTAGTTTAACCCTCTGCAGCACGCCTTTCTGCCTTAGGTACTTGCTCATTCTACTCATAGTATATCAAAACCTCCCATCAAGAACGGTTGTAGGAACTGCATAGCCCTTGTGGATGATATTCCAGCCGTTCTTGCAGTAGTTGCTGCAGTTAGACGCTCCGACAGATTTCCTATCGAGTAGCTATACACTCCATGTAGATTTAACTTATCGTACAACTCCGTGTCCTCACTACTATCACTATCTGATAACTTCAAAGCGTTCTCTATCTGTGCTGCTTTCACGTTTTCTGGGACCGTTGATAGGGGGTACCTTGGAAAAGCAAGCACCTGACCGTTGTACGTTTTACGTCCTCTAAAGGGTAATCGTTCTATAGCGTCCATAGACTGTCGCAGGTATATCTCCTTGTCTTCATCTGATAAAGCTGTCCAACGTATTCTATCTTCACTACTTAGAGTGTATCTAGTAGATATATACTCATCTGCTTCAATCACAGTTACATAGCCTATAGACATATTAACACCTCCCCTATATTACAGACATAAATAGCTCTATCTCTTCACTATATGCTGCCCTAGTATGTTCTGGATTTATAACTATACCCGTTCTCCCTTGTTCCTGCACAAAACGCTGTTGTATATCCATTGTGCACTGTGCGATGTAAGAATTCATGAACTGTGGAGTTATATAGTCAGGAAGTTGTGGAAGAGCACCAAGCATATTCTGGTAAACGATATCTGTAGTTACAGAGTCTTGCACATCGTCTGCGCTAATTATACAGTAATACCATTTCAGCTTGGCTGGTCTCCAGGTATCTAGTGTCAATGTGTCGGTTGTTGCAGTCTCTATAGCAGTAGCGTTAGCGCCACTTTCATCTGTACACTCGTACCACTGATACTTTAACTCTTCCTCACCATCGTAACTCACTACAACTGTCTTAGCTGTAGGTGATGGGTCATCTGCTGGTAGTAGCTCGCTCACGGGTTGTGTAGTTATAGTTATGGAGGGTAACTTTTCGTAAACGGCTACTATGTTAGTAAGAACCTTGTCATCAACGTCTGTTGCCGATAACTCACAATAGTAGTACAGAACCTCACCAGGCTCCAAATCAGTGAGTGTTAGTGTGTCTGTAGTAGCACCCGCTATAGCTTCAGCATCTGCACCAGTAGCATCGTCACTTACGTACCACGCATACAGTAAGGTCTCATCGCCGTCATAAGTCGCTACAACAGTTAATGGAGTGGGCGTTCCACCTACAGCAATAACTTCACCTACAGGTTGAGTCGTTATTTTAATCTCTGCCAATTATATCACTCCTTTCTTTAATTGCTACCACCACTACTGACCAGTGGAAGCAGGAGCCTCTATATCTCCAGTACGGATAAGAGTGTTGTTGTATGCTTTTGGAGTCATCCATAAGTCATGGTACAATCTGTAGTCAACTTTCCAAGCATGTGCCTGTTGATACTCGTCAGGACTAAACGCTCTCATCTTGTCAATCTTACCAAGTGCTATCGGACCAGTTACTGGTGTGATTATCCACTTGATGTCTCCGGCAAGAGCATCTGCTGCAAAACCACCAGCTTCTTGTCCAGCTGTTATACCATCCTTGAAAGTGTAAGCAGTCTTCAATCTCGAACTAGGAACAATTACTATTGGGTTGCCGTCAACAGCTTTTACCTTTGTCGACAATGTACCTCTTGCGAAGTTCACATAGTCTAAGCTTCTTGCAAAGTCTCTACCGAAGTACTTTTGAGTTAAACCAGACATGATTATTACTAAAGGAACATCTCCTATATTATCCCTAACGTCTGCAATGTCGTCAAGCAAGATATCAGTTATTTTGCCAGGGTCAATATTGGCTGCTATAATGTTACTAGCAGCTTTTTCAGCTACTACTCCATAAATTGTGCTATATCTGTAACTGTCAACTTCTGGAATAACGTGTGTCTGTTGGAACTCTGCCATTACAGATGCACCAGTTACTAAGAATCCAGTCTCATCATTGTCAGCTGCATCAATCAGGAACTCACGACCTCTGTCTTGTGTAAGTTCGTATTGTTTCTTAGCACCTGTGATATTTCCTCTTGGGAAACCTAAGTTTCTGTCGTAATCTCCAAGACCATCTACTGACATCTCAGACATGATTACATATTTTCCCCCAGTGTAAGTAACGCCTCTAGCGTTTGCTTCCATCCACGAGCTTGTAGCTCCCTGGTAGTACTGTTGATACAAACCAGGAACTACTTTGGTTTGATATAAGTGGGTTAATGTATTACTCATACTCTTCAATCATCCTCTCTTATTGTTTTATTGGTGTTACTCCATACCCAGCAAATATACTATCTAACTGAGTATCCAAAGCACTAGTACCACTGCCACTACCACCACTGCCTTTACCAGTACCCGAGCCAGCTCCACCTTCGTCTCCTTGAAAGAGAAACGCCTTGTTTTTTACTAAATCGGTAAGCTGTTCATCGAGCCCTGTCAACTCGCCTTTATCGTTATAAGCGAGTTTAGTCGTATCGATTAAACCACTCTTCATTACTAGGTCAGGGTCTATAGCTTTAGCGTCTCGCAGTTTGTCCAGCACTGCGTACTGCAACTTCAAGTCCTCGATTGCTTTTGCGTTCTCAAGCTTCAGTCTGTCAATTTCTGCTTTCAAAGCTGCTACATCGGGTGTCTTAGTTGATTTCTTGGCTACACCTTTGTCTTTATCTTCTTCGTCATCACCATCATCGTCGTCTTCCTTTGCTCCTGTGTCCATAGCGGATAACTGCTCCTTGTACTCGTTACGCTGTTTGATTACTTTGTTCAACCTGCTTCTAGGAACCATGTCGTAGTCAAAGTCATCTCCTAACGCATCTTCAACTTGAGTCAATAACTCGGGTGTAAGCCTTTTTTTAAACATTTCTTTTAATCCCATATAATCCTCCCGTTTAACGCCCGTCGGCTATTTGTTGTGTAAACCGTGAAAATTATTTAATCCTGTATCTGAACCCTTTTTATCGGGATTGACACCTGTGCCGTCTTGTGGACCTGGTTTGTTTGGGTCAGAGTCCGTTGATGGGGCTTGAAATTTAGCAAGCGTTTCCATCGTCTTTATCTTTCGCTCTTCTATTTGTTTCATCCAGTCGATAGCCTCCTCGTTCGACCTATTGAAGTATTCTACTATGGCTACCTCTAAAGGCATTATTTCTGCTTGTCCAGTTGCTAGCTTAACCATCTCTATATTTTCTCTTGGGTCATCTGGTAATCCATCAGCCCAAAATACGGATACCTCACTATACTCTAGTTCATCCGATAAAGCTGCGAATAGTTTTCTTACAGGTCTGGTCAAGGCATTTGCTATTCTACGAGCTTTAGCTAATGGGTTAACCATCTTGAACCTCATAGCTGTTCCTGATATAGCCTGACTTCCCGAGCTTTGAGAACCTAGGAGGGCAGCTCCCATCTCGGAAAGGATGTAGAGCTGATTAATCAAGAGTTCCAACTGTGAGAATGCAGATTCCAAATGCCCTTCCCAAACCATGTATTTTGGCTGCTCCTCCCCAGGAGACACTGCATAAAATTTTCCAGTTTTGAGTTTGAACTCACCAGTGTTTGGGTCAGGAGTCAGCATAGACACTGGACCTGTTATGTTGGGGTCCGCGTGTTTATCGAGTATGACCGATATCTGTCCTATCCTAGTCATAATTTCTGCTAGCAAGGAGTCAATCGGTAAATAATCATCGTATCCGTATACTGTGTTAGTTACGGAGAACGACTTCAGTGAGCTAACTGCGCATCTATCAAATCCAGTAGCTACCCTCGTTGACGACAACTGTGCGCCTATTCTACCAAACGCATCCATTTTAAACACTTTATACTCATATGTACCTGCTAGCTTCTTTGCTGTCGGATGTATCTGCGCATGTAAGTACCAATCTGGTGCATACACGTCTGTCGACCTGTTTTCTTTCCAGCACAACACGTGATGTGTTATCCTGTTTGTTCCATCCTGTGCTACTACTGGAAACCACTCTTTAGGGTCCCAATTAGTAAATGTCTTTTCACCATCCTCGTTTATATATAATCTCTGTACGGCATCACCGTATCTACTTATGTCTATTACACAAGAGTATAGCTGTGAATCGAAGTCTGTAACGTCCCTTATTCTTTTAATCTCTTTGTTGTCTGTAGCATCTCTACCCGTAATTGTCGGATACTCTCCACATACCAGGTCAGCCATCTTCAAAGTCATTAACCGTTGATAGTTGAGAAGAACTGGGAAAGAGATAACGTCTTCAAAATTACCTATCACTCTGGATATCCTAGCTGCACATTTTCTGTACATCTCTACTCCAACAACATTTGCATGGCCATCTGGTGACCTAAATGTTGTATCAGCAAAGTGCTCCCCATCAAACAGTGCAGCGTTTTGTATGTATCTCTCTATTCTTGCTTTTTCGCAGGAAGGCGGAAATAGCTCTCCTGTTTTCAACCACTCTAAATTGTATAACAACTACTTCACCTCCTTAGTATACCCCACTTAATCCGCTCTTACTGTCTGTATAAAGAACATATCTATCTGTGTCACATGTATGGTCATAAATCTTCAACGGCTTGTCCACACCCATTTTCTGAGCTTTTTGGTCCCAGACATAAGACATATACTCTTTCTGAGTGTTTTTACAGCTGATGTCCATTTGGTACTTACCTAATGCGAGTTGTGACCCTACATATCTAATTCCGTTAATAACGTCATTGTCGGCATTCAACACTTTGTATCCTCTTTGCATGAGCTCCAGTTTCCAGCTCACAGCTGAAGGGTCACAGTATACAGCCCAAGGCTGTATCTTGCCTAACCAAATCTGAAACTCTCTTGCGAATTCACTGTCTGTCATCTGTACGCCTCTTTTTACGGCGTCGTAGTAGTATTCAGACACCTTGTACACGTGACCTGTAGGTAGCTTAGCGTACAATCCCCAACTCATTACTGAAGCTGTACCGTAGTCACAACCCACCAACCACTTAATTGAACCTAAAGCAACGTCCTTGAGTTTGTCTAAGACATTCGTCATGTGTGCGTTAGCATCGAACATATCGTAGATTCTTCCTTCTGCTGCTACCCACAGTCCTGAAATCATTCTGTCGTACCAAACACCAGTGTACATCTGCTTAAGAGCTCTAATGTAATCCTGGTCTAACGACAGATTGTCCTCCATTACGAAGTGCCATACCTTTTTATCCTCTATGTCGTCGTTGATAATGTAGTCTGTGTAGAACCAATGAAAAGGATTATCGGGGTTAGTATTGCAAAAACACATTGCTCCAGGAACTGACATACGTGCCATTAACTGGTTGAACACACTCTGCGGATACAGTGAAACCTCATCGCAATAAGCACCTGCAAATGTAGCTCCCCTTATCTTTGATTCCGCATCCTCATTATTGGCTCCGAAGCAGTAAACCCTGCGCCCAAAAATGCTTAGCTCTCCTCTTTGTCTGTTGGTCCATTTATAATTACCTGGTCCTACAATATCGAATATATCGTTTAGCACATTACGTTGTAGAGTAGCAGTTGTCTTCCCCATCATGCACAAATCGCCAGCAGGTCCATCGATAAGGTAACTCAACCAACGAACACTACAGTTTATAGTTTTTGATGACCTTACCGAGCCATGCGCTATGTTTAGCCTTGCATTCGAGTTAGCTATAAAATCTAAGGCTTTTGGCGAGAAGTCTGCCCATTCAATCATTGCTCTTTAGCGTCCTCGGGCAAATTAGCTGAGCGTTTTATAGCCTGAGCTAGAGCACTCAATCCAGCTACGTTCGTGGACTCAGGGCCATTTAGCATTTGATTTATCTCAGCCATTGTTTTTATCGTAGCTCTTATTTCTCCACCAAGACCTATGTATAAATCTGCGACAGCTTTGGTAAGCACCTTCTCGAATGCCATGCTCTCTTTGGGGTCCTGTGTAGAAAAGTAGTTTATTCTTTTACCCATATTCTTCAACGTAACCATATATTCGTTAGCTACATTTAATAGCATGTCTGCTTCTCGCATCTTTATCTTTCTTGTAATCGACTCTCTTGGAGACTGTCCCTTTGCCGCCTCTGTTCCCTGATTCAGCACCTCTTCGACAACTCCGAGCGGAGTGTGCATTAGTGCATGTATCTTCAAATCGTTTGGAGTCACGTCATATGCTTTTGCTATTGTGTTTATGTTAATCGACTCACTATCGGTAGAAATACTTAGCAAGGCGTTCTCTATCGATGCTCTGTCTGGGTGTGAACATACTTTACACGTCATACTACTTAACCTCCTTCATTGTTGTATTAGTTTTAAATAAAGCGGAGACAAAATTATCTCTTGACTTTCTCCTACTTCTATTGTACAATGGATATATAGAAAGGTCAACTGGCAACTGATATATTTCGCAAAATTTTTTTCGTGTGCCCGTTGATAGAGGTACCGCGTAGCGCCACGAGGCGCGGTTTTTCACTTTTCACAACTAATTAGGTCGGAGGTAATGATGGATAAATATAGTGCGTTAGCTTTGCAGAGTCCATTAGGATTAGTACTGCAAGCACTCGTTGACAAGAACTGGTACAGCTGGGTGCAGATAGTTGACAAAATGTTTTATTCAAAGTACGTTGACAAAGGGTACACTGGCTCGGCAGAGGGGTTGGCTAGGATTATCTACAGTACTGTTGTTTGGCACCATGGGTTCGAACAAATAGTCTCTCCGTTGAGCTCACAACAGTTGTTTGATTGCGTGTTTGGCGTTGATGGTAGAGTGAAGGCAAGTAGTAGAACTGCACTTGAATATGTCTTCCTAGATAGATGGTTAGAACGTTTATGCTCTACTGCATTAATTTAGAATGTAGAATTTAGAATTTAGAACTTAGAACTTAGACACGTTCGGGTTTTTTTTTAGCCCGAATTTTTTTTTTTCACCTACTTGGTCTATCGACCTAAAAATTTCAGAATGTATGTTATGGTAATTCTCCCCCCATAAAACCACATTCACACTACTAACACTATCAAATAAA